CTGCGAGGCGACGGTGAGCGTGGTGAACTGCTCGTTGTCGTCCTGAACCTGAAGCGCAGCGCCGTCGGTCACAAGAGCGCGATCCGGCAGACGGATGCGGAGGGTCGAACCAATCTTGGCACCTTCAACAGCGAAGCTGTCGTCGTACTGACGGTTCACGTTACGGGTGATTACGAGGTTGTTCTCCAGAATTTCCAGAGCCTTCCGCGTAATCATGTCAATAGTAAGAAGTGTATTAGCCACAATAAATCTCCAAAAAAGAAGTTAGCGGTTACGTCGCGCTTCCCACTGTTTAATCTGTCTCAGGCGCTCGGCTTCGATCCACTCCGACGTGCTCATGTCCTTGACTGAGCGTGGGTCCGTCGTGTCTCGGGCCGGCGCGCCTACGGTTTTAGCCGTCACAGGCTTAATCGGCGGGGGCGCGTTGGTTGTTCGTTTAACCGGCGGATTGTCGGTCAATTTGACCTCAATCTTACCGATCTCCTTGGCTTGCAGGTAGGGCGACAGGCGGGAAATACGTTCAGCTTCACGGGGGTTAGAACCTAAGTAGTATGCTACGTCGGGGCCAACTTCTGAAGCCTGAATCGTCTCGGCCATTACGTTCGTGATTGGCAAGGCTTTGTTGTACACGACTTGTTCAAAGTCGTCATACTTGTCAAAGGCCGCTTCCTCACGTTCCTTATAGGCCATCAACAGCTCGCGCTGCTGCCGGTCTGCCTCCCGTTTGGCCAGCAACTCCTCGGCTTTGCGGGTTGCCAAAGCATCCGCGTAAGCGTCGGGGTCAATGTCCCGGTCAGGCAGCGTGGCGGGCGTCTGAGCTTGCGGCTCAGGCGCTTTTAGCGCTTGCTCTCGTTCCCACTTGCGACGTTCCCGTGCAAGTCTTTTGCCTACCAATGCGTCGAGCTCCTCTTGGGAGAACGTCTTAGCAGGCTTTTCTTCCGGCTTTTCGGCCTCTTGGGCCACTACTTCGGGTTCCGGTGCTGCCGTAGCTGCCGGTTCCGGCGCGGGTACTTGCTCCGCTACTACTTCGTTTTCAGACATTTTGATTCCTTACGAATCCCTGGTGAACCGCACCAGTACGGTTAAATCTTACGCTGTTGCGCAAAAGAGTCAAGAGTTATGCGCAATTACAAAAGTAAGAAGCTGTTTAGTTAGGAACATCGGCGGTTGTTCTGCCAATTTCAATAGCATTTGTGCCGTCCCATATGAAAGTCACTGTTCTGCTATTTCCAGTAGCCGGAACAGGGAAAGCGCCTCCAACTAACTTAAAATTAGAAGCAATGTTTATGGTTATGGCGCCGCCCGACGTATTTTTTACCATTACGCCAAACACTTGACCTCTAGTCATAAAAGATTGATTGCTGCTATCTCCCGGCGCAGCAATGCTTAACGTAAACGCTGTAGTGTTAGTAACTACTACCCTGTAAACAGTCGTGCCAGTCCCAACGCCAAGGCCGCCTTTTACAATGACTGATGTGCCGTATGGCATCTCAATCATTCCGCTGGTTACAGACGTATTGTTTACGACGGTATCCGAGTTCCCAGGAGTTAAATAGTTAACTCCTGCGTACACTCTGGATGTAGCATCAGCATTAAATATAGGCCCATTAAGAGCATTGACATGGTTGCCTTCGCATTTTGCAACCACGGAGTTGACCAGATCTGCAAGTCTATTAGGAGTACCGCCACCTTGAATTTGGTTTCCTACAAAACATACATTTGGGCAATTTGTTAACCGAAACGCTCTGTGGCTTGCGTCGCTTGAAACAATATCAAATTCGTTGTAAAGAATTTGCAGCGAAAGAATTGCTTGCGCTATGGGCGTATCGTTAGTTTCAACTACCGTTAATTCTGCGTTATTTTGTTGATTAAACGTATTATTGTTTAACGTCAAAATGTCGATTGATTCGTCTTTAATCCCAACGACCGTCATTGGCGCGGAAGTAAACGTGTCAAAAACGCACTCTGAAATTTGAAGCGTAGTTATGCCGTTGCCGGTGCCTTGCCCGTCAATTTTTATGAAGCGTGGCGCGGGGCTGACGACTTGACACCCAATAATTTTTGAGTATCCCAACCAATTACCTTGAGTTTTGATGACTGAATTTGAAAACCTTGTTGCGCCTAAACCAACTTCAAAACTGAGATTTTCCAGCACCATGTGCATAGCGCCAGTGCAGTTAAGAAAATCAGTGGCCGAACCAAAGTTTTCAATCGCCATGCCGACGAATCTATAGAACGTACCGGCAACCGTAAACATCGGGGACGCACCGCCAGTCCATCTTAGTGTCGTGGCCGGTCGCACGCTTCCCTGTTGTTGTGATCCTTGCCCAAACCCATCACCAATAAAGGCGATGCCCAGATTGCCTGGGCCAGCCAATGTGATGGTGGATGTAATCTTGTAGATTCCAGTTGGAAAATACAGGCTTGACAGCGTAGTCTGGCAGAACGCAATAGCATCTTTGATTGCTTGCGTGTCATCATGCGATCCATCGCCAACAGCGCCAAAATCCAATACATTGACTGGCGCGCCGTCAATCATTGAATAAGATGCTTTAGTCAGGCTCATAGTGCGTCCTTAGACAATATATGTCAACGTGCCTTGGATGGTATCGTTAACGCCAAATGCAGAAATTGCTATGTCATTGACAGCGCCGTTAATGTTTACTTCTTCAAAAATTAACTGTGCGCTGCCAACTGACCTCGGCATTACCGTAACGTAATTAGTCGTCACTGTGTAGTTAACACCACCCAAAGTTACAGCGCCAGCGGCTGCAGCTGTTATAGCAGTGTTAAAAGGCAATCCTGATAGAACAGCAAAACCGGTGCCGCCGCCAGTAACCGCCGCAGCCAATTTGACGTTAAAAATAACAGTGATTGATCGGCCAACACGGGTGTACCACCCACTAGCAATGGCTAACTCATAGGTTCCTGCCGTGCTTGACCCCGCAAGGGTGGGCGTCCAAGTACCTTCTTCGTACCAGTTGAGCAGCTCGCTCGTCATGCCCGCCGCGTGGCTGTTGGCCGAGAAGTCGATGCCTTTACCGGCGGTGCCGACGACAAGGTTGCCTTTGTTAACGGACATATTGCCGTTATCGCTATCCACGCGGACATAGTTTGTCGCGCCATCACTGCTGGAAATGTTGAGCAACGGATACCCGGCGGTAGGCGTCGCCGCGTCTTTAATCCACACACCATACGGCGTTGCAGATGTCGTGTTCTGGAACAAGGCGACAAAGTCGCCGCCAGCGCCGTAGACCGACTGCACCTTGCCGCCGGTGACGTTGACGCCGCCGCCAAACGTCTGCTGACCGCTGAAAGTTTGACCTGCGTCAGATCGCGCCGCCGTAAAATTAGCGTCGGGCACCGTCATCGTGCGAGTCGCTCCCGCGCCGGGGCCAGCAACCTGAAGGATGCCGGTCGTCGCGTTGGAGCGCACGTTTTTGACGGTCAAATCGTCCGAAGACACTTTGACAGTGCTGCCACTCTGCACGATAGGCAGAACTTCCGTCCCGGCCAGCGGTGTTGTAGCGCCAGTTAATTGCGAAATTTTCTTGTCTGCCACGATCTACTCCTTACGGCTCAATCCAGCCGGTAATGTTGAACTGCCCGTTGATTCGAGTTCCGGCTAAGCTGCCGTCATTTGCGTAGGAAAACTTTTGAGGGTACAAAAACGGAACTTGAATGTTGTCAAAAACAACAGATAAGTTTGTTAAATTGTCTTTTTGAATTGCCGCTGTTTGAACGACGTGGTTGCCAGAATCGCCCGAAAAATATTCTGAATAAAACCCGGCAGAAGCGGTACTCAATACGCATGACGAATCAAGGACAACCGCTGTCGCAAGCGGCGAGATATATCCAACACAATTTACATCCGTAAATGTCGGATACGGAAAACTGCCCGTAGACGTGTTGGGCTCTAACGTATAAATGCCTTTAGACTTAACCAGTGTACCGGAATCATATATGTTCCGAACTTCAGCCGTATCCATGTAGAACGAGCCTAGGTACACGTAATAGGCATACCCAGGAGGTGCGGGCAATAGTGTATCCCCGGCTGCAATTGAGCCAACGGTGTTGACTGTAATGCTGCCGGTTGTGTTTGCGGTTACTTTGGCGACACGGCCTGAAAACGCTGCGTTTTCTGTTATGACCAAAACGTCCGTGTTGGCTAGATTGTTTGTGCTAGTCCACGAATACGTTTGGGGCTGCAACGAGGTCATGCCCTCTTTTAGCTGCGCTAGTGAGATGACCGACCCGGCCACTGTACGCGCGCGCAAAAACGGCATCACT